ATCCTACTCGATATCGAGCGCAGTTTGTGTGCTTGGAGAATGGATATGTTTTGATGAATGCTTACTATTTCAACAAGGGAGCAGTATTCGCCAACCAAAAAGTATCTCGAATAAAAGGGTACTGCGTTCAAAACTCGAACTCAGTATTCGGACGCATGTACTTTGATTTTGCTCTCTCTTCAGGAGAACGGTTTGAGAACTTCGATCTTCTCATGTTCCGGATGTCACACAGTCGAAATTTCAAAGATCACACACGATTACTTCCAACAGAACACGGAGCTGGAAATTTGAAAGCTCGTATTCTTGGCTATAACGCAGGAAAATTCCATGAATTGGTGACTACTGCTGAACATTGTGAGTGTTTGAATGGATTGGCTAAGAGAGCCATCAAGTGTTATGCGCCCAATTTGATTGATCCTGGTACTTGCATGTCCATTCTGTTGAGCGAACGCAACAACCCAGCAATTCTCGGGTTTTTGTATGCATCTTGGAGAAATCCTGACGATCCAGACTATCAAGAAGGATATGTTTTCAATCAGCAAATCCTCTACTCTGATTATGTCATGGTAAGAAAGAAACTGGAAGAGCGCTTTTCAAAACACAGCCTTTTCCCATGTGCTGGGAAAATCCCAACGGAGTTGTATGGTAAGAAAATCTACACTCCTGGCCCTGGTCATCCCCAGATGAAAATTCTTGATTCAGCCCCTGAAAATTGTCAAATCCGCATACGTGGTCAGACACCATTGCAAGCGACTTATACGTCAAACGTTAGAAAACTACCGATTTCGGAGTCAGTCGCCAGAGTGATGGGCAGACCATGTTTGTGGGGAAAACCATATTTGAATCCACCTTGGCGAGCTTACAATGCCACGATGGTTCATATGATGGATCCACCCTACCCCTACCCTTCGGATCTTGTGAACATGGCTTTTGACGATTTTGTTGAACCGTTTCCGAGAGCAATGGCTTTGTTCATTGCGCGAGTTGGTCGTCTAAGTCCTTTGAATCGTCACGACACTGTCAATGGAATTCGTGGAGTTAGTACTGTGAACGGCATGGTTTTCAACACTTCCCGAGGTATTCCTCTTCGAGGTCTCAAACTCCTGTCAGCTAATCAGCTGGTAGGAGACAATGGAGAGCTCTATTACGAGGTTGATATCGAGATATGGGATGTTGTCGACCAAATGATTGAAACTTACCGAAAGAACGAAAGATGTTTTCCCGTGTTCTCGACAAGCCTCAAGGATGAGGCAACTTTGTTGATGAAGAATGGAGAGAAGAATCTCAAGGTTCGGTGTTTTCAAGCTTCACCCATGGCTTTCACATTGTTAGTCAGAATGTACTACATGCCCATTATCCGTTTCATACGAGCTCATCCAGAGTTGTGTGAAAATGCAGTTGGAATAAACTGCGGAGGACCAGATTGGTCCAGGATGACGGACTCCATGTTCAAGTACGGTGAGGACAATAGAGGTGTCGGTATTGACTGGAGTAAATGGGATGTGCGTCAAGATTTTTCTTTGTCTTGCGCATCCCATTCAGTCTTTGTCTACCTTGCTCAGCTTGGCGGATATACCGATGACGACATTGTGGTCATGCGTGGCATTGCTGCTGACATGTTGTCTCCAGTTCTCGATTGGAATGGAACTCTGATTGAGTGCGATTCCATTTTTCCTTCCGGAGTTCCCATAACTGTCGATCTGAACGGTGTTCAAAATTCGTTACACAATCGAGTGCACTATTTCGCTACGGGTTTACGTGAACCCTTTCGAAACAACGTCTCTCAGTATTGTGTTGGCGACGACAACGAGAAAACTGTCAGGAAGAAGATAAGAAGCAAGTATAACTTTCTTTTTCAACAACAGTATGCCGCAAGGTATGGATACAAGATAACTCCAGCCGATAAGGATGGAACCGCTCAGGCAGATTGGCCTTTATCAGAGCTCGATTTCCTCAAGCGGAAAAATTCTTTTATCCCAGAGATTGGCATGTCTCTTGGCGCTCTTGCCGAGGACTCAATGATCAAAGCTCTTCATGTCGGTATGAATCCGAAACCTCTCAAGGCTTCAGACGGAACATTAATTCCACAGGATTTATCTGACACAGCAAGAAATGCTCTTCTGATGTTTGCCCATGAAGCGTTCAACCACGGACGCGATTTTTATGAAGCAAATATGCCCGGCATTCGAAAGATTGCCGAGGAGCATGGATTGGAGGAAGACTTCCTATACAAAACCTTTGACACTCGTGTTGAAGATTGGAAGTCAGACTACCAATCCTCTTGACTGTTCATTTATTCGGATGAGAGCTTTCCCCTGAGGGGATTCTTGTGTTTGATCATCACAAGTTACTCAGGGGATTGTGCCTTTGATCACGGCGAAACCTTTCCTCCGAATGAAATGGAGTACGAAGGAGCTCGAAGTCAAAATCCTTCCCGTAGTTTAGCGGAGTCAAGCAAACCGTTAGCATTGGATTATGCGCCCCCTCCACAACAGATGGCTCAAAATGTCATGTTTTCCGACATGTCGTCTGGTGGAGCCCAGTCAGTGGGTTCTTCTATGGACCCTTTGAGAGATGATGTCATGATGAGTGACGCTTCTCTCGATACTTTCTTTTCTCGCCCAGTAAAAATTGCTGCTTTCGACTGGGAAATTGGAAGCAATTTGAGCGAGAGGTTCGACCCTTGGAGTCTTTATTGGGAAAATTCCTTAGTTAGCGACAGGATTTCCCGGTACAAGCTTTTGAGGGCTACGATGAAAGTGAAATTCGTTATTAATGGAAATCCTTTCTTCTTTGGTCGCGCCATTGCGTCCTACGAACCATTACCTACTCAAGACAATCTAACTATTGATCGTGGTCTATTTGACCAAGATGTGATTGCTGCCTCTCAAAGGCCTCACATTTTCTTGAACCCCACAGAATCTGCTGGTGGAGAAATCGAACTTCCGTTCTTCACCTACCTCAATGTATTGGACATTGCAGCTCGAGATTGGAGAACTATGGGTGAAATTGTTATCCATTCTCTTCAGAATCTCAAGCATGCAAATGGTGCAGTCGGCGAAAGCATTACTGTATCTGTCTTTGCATGGGCTGAAAATGTTAAATTTTCTGTTCCCACGTCCTCAGACCCAGGTTCTGTGTTACCTTACCCACCCTCCGCCCCTTCTCGAACAAGGCTGTCTGCCAATGCCGGAACTGACGAATATGGAACGGGTCCTATTTCGAGGCCCGCTTCTGTTATTTCCAAGGTCGCCAGCTCTTTGAAGAGTGTGCCCGTGATTTCCAATTTTGCGCTTGCAACCCAAATGGGAGCGAGTGCTGTATCAAAAATTGCTTCAATTTTCGGGTACTCAGCCCCAGCGTCCATTGATGTCAAGCCGTGGGCTCCCATGGCTCGTTCGTCTTTGGCTGCAACCAATCGCGATGACGAAGTTATCAAATTATCCGTGGATTCCAAGCAGGAGCTTTCAATTGATCCTGCTGTTGGTGGACTCCATTCTCATGATGAACTCTCAATCACTTCAATTTCAACTCGAGAGTCCTTTCTTACCAGTTTCGACTGGGCAGTTGGGACTGCAGAGGAAACTTTGTTGTTCAATGCTCGTGTGGACCCTGGTCTGCATGGGATTGTTAACACAGCTCCTCTGCCCGAGATTCATCTCACAGCATCTGCGTTTGCAGTCATGCCTTTTCAATATTGGCGTGGCTCAATGCGTTTTCGCTTCCAAATTGTCGCATCCTCCTATCACAAAGGGAGGCTTAAAATTGTCTACGACCCCACGGCGGGAGCCAACAGTGTCGGATACAATACTGCGTATACAACAATTGTGGACATATCTAGTAATAAAGATTTTACGTATGATGTTGGATGGGCACAATCCACACCATGGAGAGAGCACTTTACACCAAATGCTCCAGTGTCTTCTCAATATGGGACACTTGCTTTGCCAAGTGCTAACATTGGTAATGGAGTTCTTTCGGTATATGTCGTCAATGAACTCACAACACCAAACTCCACAACAAACAATGACATCGAGGTTAACGTATTCGTCTCAACTCTTGACGATTTTGAGGTCGCTGGCCCAACAAATACGTACCTTGATGGGCTGTATCTCAACCAATCTCCCGTCGACCCGCCGGAGACTGCGGCTCGGCTATCTGCTTGTGCTGGACTTGATACGGAGGACGGAACGGCGCCAACGGACCCTGCGAAGGTGAATTCAGTTGCTGCTGCTCCTACCACAGATCCCATTATCAACAAGGTTCATTTTGGCGAAGTGATAGGATCGTTTCGACAAATGTTGAAGCGATACAATTATCACGAGGCCATGACGCTCGAGATTCCCAGTGCCAGTGATGCCACTTTCATTGAAATTTTTAGGCAGGCTATGCCTTTCGATGGAGGATGGCTGCCGCCTGACACCACGAGTGTTCCTGACATTTCTGTTCCAATTGGAGAGGACAATTACGTTTACGCCAAAACTCCGTTGTTGCGCTATCTGGTGACAGCATATGGGGGATGGCGTGGTGGAATTCGTTATTTGTTGGATACCAACACTCGTTTCGCCACTGGTCAGGACCGGACTCCTCCCATCGAGAAAAATACCACATTCTCTTTGTCGCGAACATCTCAAAACCTCATTGGCAATATTTACACTGCTCCCAACGCTGGTCAATTTTCTATTCGCAAGACCGCACTTGAGGCTCAGGATGACAATGATGGCAAGTCTGGAACCACGCGGTGGACGTCTTCAGTCAATTCTTTGCATGCCTTTGAACTTCCGTACTATTCGAGGTTCAGGTTTGCTCCTGCAAAAAGGAGAACTCTCTTTGATGGATCGGACCCATTTCAGGGAGGTTTTAAATTGTCGTTCACAGATACAAATGGAGCGGCAAATGTCACTCATGTATGGCACTCCTATGTTGCTGCAGCTGAAGATTTTACATGTATGTTTTATTTGGGCCCGCCTGTCTATTTTTATGAGGCGAGTATCCCTGAGCCGAACCCAGTCCCATGATTGGGTCGGATCAAAAGTTTCGCGTGCCGGTTTTTATCGGTTTTATTTATAGCAGTAATCACTCTTAGTGACTTCTCGCCTTGGCAGAAGTTCGCTATTGCAGTGGTTGCTGCAATTTGGATAGCCTTCTCGTTTGAAAGCGCGAGAAGAAAACGGCTTGAACGACCGTATCCTTTGCAAGTTCCCCTACTCAGTAAGAAAACTGCTGAACGGCCCCTACTCGGGGTCGTCGGGCGATTCACCTAAGATAGAAACAGAATGAAGTTTTTACTTTCGGATTCGTCCGGAAGCTTTTCTCCCATTCTGCTTTTCAATTTTATGCGTGGATCACTCGGAAGCTTTCATTCAGGCTTTCGCAGACCGCACGTGCGGCCTGAATGTGAA